GTTCAAAGTGTTCACTTATTGCGATTGGAGCCAATGGAGGCCGATTTTGGTTTACACTTAGGTGTACACTTAGTGTAAACTAGTGTACACCCTCCTTCTTGGCTTTTCGCACCCAATGTGAGACTCTGTTGTAGTCTAAATTCAGCTCTTTTGCTATGTCGCAAGTCCTTCTGTTTTCCGCTACCATATTCTCTATTTGTCTTACTATTTTTATAGATAAGCCTTGGAGTCTCCTCTCTTTTGTAAGCTTTAGAATTTCACATATATGATAGTATTTTACACCAGTCTTATACATAATTTCTTTATATGATACACCTTTCTTATATAGTTCTAGTACCTGATCGGCAGACTTGAAGTGATTGCAAGTGTTCTTGGCTCTCTCGTTGGTCAACAGATACTCCTTGTATATATAATTATTGACTAGGTTTTTACTAATATTCATAATAGTAGCTATATTCTTGTTTAATACCTTAAGTTTATATAGCCTAGCTATCTCGTCTTTCTGTTCTTGAGTTAGTGATGTCATAGTTTTTCTATTTCTTGTTTAACTTCATACCAATACTTTCTAAATTCATCTCTTGCAGTAAGTCCAGTTTCTGTATTTCTACCTCCCCAAATCATACCTGCATTATCTAACATCATCTTTGAAAATAATATAGACAATTCTAATGCTGTGTCCTTGTCTTTATCATCTAACCAAGCCCAAATCCTATAAAATATTTCATGTGCATTTTCACGTGGTGTCATATCTTTTCCTCCTCTGCTTTAATTATTTCCTCTACCTGGTTTAGACACTTGTGGAATACATCTCCACCCATGTCAATAGAATTGTGTAGCTTCTCAAACAAAGTGACTATCTCGTGGAATTGCTTGATAGTAGCATCTCCATTCTCATAGTTTTGTAGAAATGAGTATGCTTGTGTAGACTTACGCTTGAGTGCGTTAATCATGTTCTTATGCTTAGTCCTTAAGTCTAGGTCAAAGAACTTCAAGCTAGATACATCCTCGTAGTAGTCAAGCATTATTTCTTGCAGAGCTAGATACACCAAGTACTTCTGCGTTGATCTGTGGTTGATTTCAGTTAGTATTTCTTCTCTAGTCATTTGTCTCCGTAGGTTTCTTCGTAGTAATTCTGTCCGCTCTCATAGGTCTTAACTGCATAGAACCAAGCACCTTCTCTGTGGGCCTCTGCAATCTGATCTCTCTCCTTGTACTTAGCTATCTCTAATACTTCCTTGGAAGACTTTCCATCATACCATGTGGAAGTTAGTTGCTCATGCAACCATTCTACTGCCGTCTGCTTCTTCATACCGCCATTCCGTTTAAATACTCTCTGCATTCCAATACCTTAGCCTTAGCCATCTCAATCACAGAGGGGTCATACTCTATGTCAAACTCCTTGATTCTGTACTTATGTTCCACATGGGAGTAGCTTACAGGCTCCTCGTAAGTCAAGAACTCTGGGGTGTCCTGAAGGGTGTAAACCAACTTAGCCTTTTTTAAGCCCGTCAGGTGCATGTAAACCTGAAGTTGATAGTAGTACCCCATGTCGGGAGTATCGTCAAACAGAGGGAAAGTAAAGCAGTCCCACGAGGTTTTAAAGTCATAGACTATACCCTCGTGAAAACAATCGGGAGTACCTGTGAAGAAATCATCCTCGAAGTGGTCTAAGTTCTTTATCATGAAGTCCTTGTTCATAGCTACCGAGTAAAACTCGATAGCCGTATCTTCTAGTGCCAATCCCTTCTGAATGTACTTACTCTTAATCTGCTTCTTTACTCCGTAAATCTGCTCTTTATACCAATCTTCTAGGTAGCTCTTAGTTGTCTGAGACAATGATTCTGTTTTACTCCGTGCGTTAGTCATCAATTGACCAAGGGCACTTGCTCTGCATTTGAAGTTCATGATAATAGAAGTTTTTCGTTTTGTGATGTAAGAATATAAACCGACTTAATTTGCTCTAAGGTTACCTTGCCATTGGCTAAAGAATCCTTTGCTCCGTTCCACTTCACATGGGATGGAGTTAACTCCTCTTTTTTACCACCATGATCGTTGGTAGAATCGGGGTCTTTTGTATCATCGATTAACAGGAGAGCCGAAAGTGCGTACTTTCGAGCATACGATGAGGAGCTTCCGAAACTTTGTGCCACATCCATACCCTTGCGGTTGATGTCTATGCCTGCCTGGGCAGTTACTGCTCTGCCTTCGGTTCTGCCTTCTTTATCTATCTGTATAGAGACAGTAGTTTCAATGAATACAATACCACCAACTTCTTTCACCTCGTCTTCCATAGTCAAGGTGCATTCGTACTTCAATAGTAATGGCTTAAGAGCTTCAAGGATATCTTCGCAGTTTCTATACTTGTACTTGCCAAATGCGTTAAATTGATTCTTTGGAGCTTTTAGCTCGTTTTGAATTAAAATTAGTTCTTTCATCGTTTTAAGTGTTTATATTTTTCTAGTGTTTTCATTTCAGCGTATCGGTAACTAATCTCATCCCAATACATCTCAAAGGTTTTAAGAATCTCTATTTTTTCACTATGGGGTACTTCCCCGAAGTTCTCAAGAATCCATTGCTCAATTTTTTCCTCTACCATTGTTAATCCAGTTAGTTGATACAAATAGAACCCATTGATTGCCTAATCTTTTAGGCGGATACACCCATTCTTCAGGCCATACACCAGAGCGGATAATCTGGTGAACCCTAGTTGATTTTTCGGTAAAGCCCCGTAGTACACCGTACTCGGTAGCAGTCATCATTTCGTAAAGCATAGTCTTACATTGGCTTCTAGTTGTTCAACAATAAAAGGGTCTAGGATTGCACATACAACCCGATAGTGGTCTGTAAAACGCTCGTTGAGGTCATCGTACAATTCAAGAGTAAGGGACTTACCATTACCGAAGTAAAGGTCTAGGACAATTCCTTCGTTGGTGAAGGATTCAAGCTCTAGGCTAAAGCCTGACTGCTCAAGGGTAAAGTGGTGATCTTTTAACATGATTGTGATTGTTTAGTGTGATGTAAAGGTACAAAGGTCTGCACAATAAATGCAAGGGAATTGTCAAAATTATTTTTGTTTTACACTAAGGGTAATTTTCTTGGATAAATGGTTTTGTTTTACACTAAGGGTTTTGTTTTCCACTACCACCCCAAATTGATTTTGTTTTCCACCAGGGGGTCAACCTGGTTTTGTTTTCCACTATGCCTATTTTTCCGCCATGTTTTACACTAGGGGGTTTTCCGCCATGTTTTACACTAGGGGGTCGCGGTCGGCCGTGCCCATTCGTAGGTCGGTCGGTCGGTCGGTCGCGGCATGGCATGGCAACCTAGCCACCTACAAAGGCAAAGCATGGCATTTTTAAGGCCGTGGTAAAGAGATATATTTTTTTGAGTGGTGTTACATAGGCGAAAATTTAAAGGTCTTAAAACGGCTTAAAATAGGCTTAAAAAAAGGGCGTAATTAACCCCCAAAAACTACCTTTAAAGAAATAGGCGTAAAATGAAATTCAAAGTAAAAATCCGAACTAGGGAAAAGCTTTTTAGCTAGTTCTAATTTTTCGGGCGTGTTCTCAATATTTGCACGAAATACGGAAAATGTACGGGCCTCCAAGGCCTTAATTGAGTGGATTGAAAATAAAGGAGCGTTCATTTTGTTAGTGTTTATGAGTATAAAAAAAGGGGGCTAAATTAAGCCCCTATTTGAGTACGTAATTTTTTTAACTCCTTAAGCCTTTCTATGCTCCAATTTTCGCAAAGAAATTTTATTGCCTTTTCCATATTATCAACCTGGGGGGCCTTAATATAATAGCCCTTGATAAAAATCTTATTCAACTCTGGGGCGTAAACGTGCCGCTCAATCTTAATATGATCCCAAAGGTTTTTTTCAATGTAGGTAAGTTTCTCAAGTTCAAACGAAAGTCTCAAAACCTCAGGGGCAAAATTGTAACTTTCTATTTTTTCAATCGGTAGGGCCTCAAGCCTTTCTATATTATTACCGTAAAATTCAACCTTTATTTTTTTAGCGTTCTCAATGAATTTATGAGTTGAATAAACCGCGTTTATTTTTTGTTCAATTACTTGAATTTTCGTTTTCATGTTGTTTTCTTTTTAGTGTTTAAAAAAGGGGCTTAAATAGCCCCCTTTGCTTTATTAATTGTTTCAATGATATTATAGGACTGAAAAATAATACCGCCCCCAAAGTCTTTCCCACGGTACATTTTACCGCCTACTTTTCGGGCTTTTTTTAGTGCTAGGTCAAAACTTTCTAACACTCCCAGGCCTTGACTTTCCCCGTCATTAAGTAGGGAAAGAAAGTGTACCACAAAACGGGGGTTCCCGTTTACGTCGTTGTTTATCCTTTTCATTTTGTGTGCTGTTTATTTTTAATTAATATCTTGTTCCTAAATGTTTGTTTAATTCTACGATACAATCAAAAAACATTTCTTCTTCTGTTTCTTGGTCATAAATAATAAAATCAACTGCTTGACCAAACGCGCTTGCAATCGTTACGCCGTTTTCCAAGGCTATATAAACATAACCCGAATTAATATTAAAGCCTTCTTCCTGGATTTCTTCGCCACCAAAATAAATTGCATACGCCCTCCAAACGATTGATTTTGAAATAGCGTCTGAATAGCCGAATGAAGTTTGGTTTTGTGTGTGTGTGTTCATAGTGTTTGTGTTTTTGTGTTTGTTAGTATTGATTAAATTAATTTAAGGCCTAGCATGTATCCAAGGAAAAATATAGGCAAAAGGGCAATAATGTAGTAAAGTACTAATCCGATTTTTTTAAGTGCTTTTTTCATGTCGATAAATATTTAAAGGATTGAAACAAAAGAAGCCGT